CCAGAAAGAATCCCGTTCATGATTCCACTATGGAAAAACACGGCCATGTTTTCGTTAGTTACCGCCGTATTTTGTAAAGTGGTTATATCATTTTGCAGACCTTTATAATTCTTCGACGCGCTTTCAAGGCCTTTTATCAACATACCCTCAATTGATAGCTGAGTGGTATGTTTATGGGATACCCTCATTAGCGAATGACTAGCTCGCATACCATTTAAGCATTTATACATCATTGAAGCCAGTTCGCAGTAATACGCTTGCCGCATTGCCGTAGAACCTGAAAACCTCAAAACGTAACTAGCTGAACCATTCGCTAATACTACTCGTTGGTTATCGGCGTATAAATCCACAGGTATTTCTGCTAACCATTCGGTATTTCCTTTACCGCTAAAGGTCCAACGTCCGAATGAACTTATTGAATTATCAATTTCGTTGTCAAGGTTTCCAGTTCCTTGTCTTTCCATCGGCACGGGTTTAAAAGTAATTGCCTGATTTTCGTTAGCATAAATTGAACTATTGAAAACCAAACCCTCATTTTTAAAAATCTTGTCGATAACATCTTGAACCTCAGATGTTTTTACAATTTTATGCCGTGAACCGCCTTGAGTGGTTTCTTGTTCCTTATCCATTGTTTCAAGGCCTTGCAAATCTGTGATAACTCTTGAACCTGTTATTCGTTGTCTCATTGTTTTAAACCTCAATAGAATTTTATAGGGAATGTTATTTTATCATTATCGCCGGATGACTCCGTAAACAGGCCGGATTGATGGGGACTCCGGTTTTTCCTGTTTTCCGGTTTATACCAAAACCGAGAAAGGTTTCCCTTTTATCAGGGTAGTCCGCCGTTGGTTTATAGAGTGACGGTTTTTATTGCCTTGTGCCATTTGTGGCGGTCGGAGTCTCACGTCCATTCGGCTGTTATCATTATATAATGCACCGACCGTACCAAACTCAGAATTATTTTATAAATCGTTGTATTATAAGGGTTTAATAGATTTATCGGTTTTGGCACGGATTGCACCGGCCTATTTAATCCCATTATCGGAGTCCATTAATGGGACGATAAATCCCAATAGCGGAACGCCTGAATCGCCTTGTATTCAACTATTTAACCTTTGTTTATACCTTACCATTCGGCCTATAAAACGGCCTTAAACAGATACACAGGCCGTCTCAGGCCATATTGCCTATTTTGGCGATAAAATCCTTATTCCCTTATCAGTATCGGAGTTCCGAAGTATATTCCTAAACTATTGATTTATAAGGGATTAAAAGCGTCAATAGTTTGACGCTTGCGTCAAAGTATTGTCTCTATAAGTCTTTATAAAACAGCGGTTTACGCAACCTTGTCAAAATATTGACGCAAGCGTCAATAAACCGTTAATAATCCTTCTACCGAACTATGCTATCCGTTATGGGATATTATCGCCACAACGGGCCATAGCCTGTTATGGCATAATTGCGCCATAATAGGCTATGGCCTAATATGGCCTGATTATCCGTATACGGATATTTGCGCCGTAACAGGCTAATGGCCTAATATGGCCTGATTATCCGTATACGGATATTTGCGCCGTAACAGGCTAATGGCCTAATCTGGCATAATTATCCGCATACGGATATTTTCGTACGGATATTCCGATAACGGATATTTCGGGTATCCGAACCCCACCCCCCAAGTCCGCGTCCCCCATGAAAATTTTAATGCGTGTTACACACTTTATCTCGAATTTTGAGACATACCCCCCGAAAGGGTATTGACCCCACCCCCCAAATATGATAGCTTGGACTAATTTTTTGGAGATCGGATATGAAAAAACTGTGGAGGGATCATACGGAACTAAGTCACATGACTCCGGAGCAACGGTTTGATGATCGGTATGATGTCCACGACAACGGCTGTTGGGTGTGGCAAGGATACATCGAAAAAGGTAAAGGTGGGAAGTTCTTGATACAAGGGAAACGCTTCGACGTGTCCCGGTTTTCATACGAAAGATTTAACGGCCCCATACCCGAAGGATATGTTGTCCAACGTACTTGTGGACTGACATCATGTGTGAATCCTGACCACTTACGCACTGCGATAACGTCCACGGAGGGTCGGAAAAAAGTGGGGCATAGATACGTTCTACTACAGCGAAGTCCCTCAACCCAATACATAACAAAACAAAAATAGGAGAAAAGGCATGAAAGAACATAAGATCTGCGTTATGGGTTTTGGCCCTACTAATGTAGAAGCTCCACTCGACGATCCTTCGTGGGAAAAATTCGGCTTACCGTGGGATGATAAGTGGGAGAAGTACGACCGGCTATATGAGATGCACGAACAGAATGTATTACAGCTTTCCAATTCTGTCGTTCTAACAGAAGAGTGGGACGGTGAAAAAATATTGACACAAGCCCACCGGCCTCAAAATTATTTCAAAATTTTAAAACAAGTGGCGGAAGACAAAAATAAAACACTGTATATGCACGACACATATTTTCCCGGCGTAGTTTCTTATCCGTTCAAGAAAGTGATCTCGGCGACTCGAGATTATTTTATATCGTCGGTTACTTATATGTTGTCACACGCCATCAGCCTAAACCCGACACATATCGCGGTGTACGGTATTGATATGCACGGCAACGACGAGTGGGTATACCAACGCCCATGCGTGGAGTACCTGCTCGGATTGGCAGAAGGACGTGGCATCGAAGTTACGGTTCCAGAGGGTTCGTGGCTGTTGAAGTTCCAACCAGAACGAGTCCGTTTTGGCGCTATTATGATTGAATATTATAAAAGGTATGGTATCCTTGGGCCAGATCCGCAGAAGTTTGAGCGGTGGGTGTAAACTAATTTTCGGGGTATGTCGACGATGACTAAGAAGAAGAGTGAGAAAAAGAAGAAAGGGGAGGCGAAGCGGAAGAGGCCGTCTAAAATCTCAAGCCTGTCAGTTCAGAAAATGGAGGACGACAAAATATACACTAAAGCTATCCGCGATGGTGCGTCACCAATGGAAGCTAAGGCAATGGTGATGGAAGCAAATAGAGCGAAGTTTTTCCGCCAGACGAAAAGAGATGATAAGGCAAAAAATAAAAAAGTGCGGGAAGATATAGAGGAGGATTTGCGAGAGACAAGACGACGGGATGCTCTGCGCCCGAAAAGCGCGCCCCCGGAAGATGACGGTATACGCTTCAATTGGAAGAAAGGTCAGCCGGAGAAAATAACTGTCACCCCCATCAAGCCCAAGGGGAAACGTAAAAGGCCATCTACTAAGAAACAAAAATGACCGATAATAATATATTCACAGATCTCCCACAGGAGGGCGAGCAACCCACACCGGAACGCCGAAAACGTGGGCGACCAAAAGGTGCGGCGAATAAGAATAGCCATGTCCCAACCGACGAGAATCGCGAAATGGTTGTGATGATGTCTGCCAATGGGGTGAAGCACAAAGAGCAAGCACAAATATTAGGTACGAACGATAACACGTTGCGAAAGTATTACCGACGTGAATTGGACTACGGTAAAACTCGAGCGAACGCACGAGTCGCTGGCGCGCTGTTCTCGAAAGCAATGGAAGGAAATGTTACGGCTCAAATATTCTGGCTCAAATCACAAGCCGGTTACCGCGAGGCTGACCGACTGGAACTCACTGGAGCCAATGGTAAGAGTCTAGTGAATCTTACGGATACAGATAAGGAACAACGGATGCTTGCTGTACTACAGAAAGCATTTAAAAAAGAAGCTAAATCTAATGGAGAGGAAGCAGTGCCGATGAGGAAAAACGGCGCGTCCTACAGTGTACAATAATGACAGTTAAAAAGAATCCGAATAGAGGTGGGGGAGATTTTCCTATTAACCCAATTCACGGAGCAGGTGGAGGCGGTGCCGGAGGGAGAAGTGGCGCAGGACTGATTAAAACAAATCTCAAGAAGACCTCCGAAGGAGTAGCCAGAGCAAAGAAGAGAGCGGGAGAGAAAAGACGAAAAGAGCAGGAAAAAACGAATGAAAGGGTAAAGAAGAGGTCGGAAGAGAAAAGACGAGCGGAACTAAGAGCGGCAGATGCAGAAAAGAAGAGGAAGAGAAAAATTGTGGAACGAAAGCGAGCGAAAACCGCAGGTGCTAAGATCGGTGCAGAGTTTGCGAAGAAGACGATAAAAACGAGATCGGGCAGGAGGATCACCCCCGCTAAAAGAGCGGCGCAAGTTGTAGGAGCGGGTGTAGCGGCGGCGGCGGCTACCGCTGGTACTATAGAACTCGGGAAGAAGATGGCGGCTAGTGTTAAGAAGATGGAAGCGGAAAAGAAGAGGAAAAAGAAACTGGCGAAACAGAAGCAACAGCGTAAAAAGGCCGGACGATGACTAAGAAGAAGAGTGAGAAAAAGACGAAGCGGAAGCGGACGAGGCCAAACAGCGACATGGCAGAGACAAAAGAGCGAGAGTTTATGTCTGGCATACAAGCAACGGATTGGTATAAAGAATTTGAGCAACAATATGGTGAACCGCCTGACTTGAGGCCAATGTCTGACGATCCAAGGCTGGGGCCGAATTATGATTACCGTAAGGCGTGGGAAGCTGGAATGAGGCCAGTCCGTGATCCATATGACAACAACCGATACCATTGGGGAAGTGCGTTGCCAAGCGGTGAAATGTTGAAGTCAGCAAATCACCCAACCACATGGAAAGAACATTTCATGCGTCAATATGGCGTTAATCCAGATTCCTTGCCGGAAGAAACGGTGAAAAAATTAAAAAAGCAACTGGCGAAACCGAAGCGACAGCGTAAAAAGGCCAGAGGCGAATGAAGATTTTAGTTATCATGTGGGTTCTTCAATTGAGTGACTTGCATGGCGAGAGGAAAATATACGACGGCACCATTGATGAATGTCTGACAGCCGCGATGGTTTTCAATGCGGAGCAGACCAACGCAGTCGCAGGGTGTTTTGTTGATGGGAAGTCACCGGACTATGAAGATAGAAGCCAGAGAAGAGAAGGAAGCAGTCAAAAAGAACACTAACTGACAGAGGTGAAAAGGCGTGAGCGAAGATTACACTTCTCTGTTAGAGAAGTATAATGCTTTATCTCCTGCTGATAAGCAGGAGATTGACAAGATGTTGTTGGAGGATGCTACAGATGTACCGTGGCGACCTCTTATCAACCCTGACAACCCAGAGCAGATTACACCGCAACAACAGGCGTATGATTCCCCTGCGGATATATTGTTATACGGGGGTGCGGCTGGCGGTGGTAAATCTAGCTTGATGATAGGACTGGCATTAACAGCGCACACGAAGTCCGTCATTTACCGAAGGGAGGTCAAGCAACTCGGCCCAATGGAAGAGGAGATCATCCGGCTTAGAAAAACCCGGCAGGGTTTTAACGGACAATTACACAGATTCGATTTAGGTAAAAACCGGGGCATTAGACTCGGTGGTATGCAGTACGCCGGGGATGAAGTGGCGTACCAAGGAGATCCAAGAGATCTCATCTGCTTTGACGAGCTTACACAATTCTTAGAGAGCCAGTTTCGATATGTTACCACATGGAACCGTTCGACTGATCCTAACCAAAGATGTAGAATTGTCTGTGCGACTAACCCTCCCACCAGTTCGGAGGGTCAGTGGGTGGTTGACTACTGGGCACCGTGGCTTGACAAAGAGCATCCAAACCCGGCTCGCCCGGGAGAATTACGCTGGTTTATTTCCGATTCTGAGGGGAACGACATCGAAGTCGAATCAGGCGACCCCATTTGGCAAGACGAGGATTGGGTCGTACCACGATCCCGTACTTTTATACCGTCTTCCATAGATGATAACCCGTTTTTAGTTAAATCGGGTTACAAAGCCGCGCTCCAAGCATTACCGGAGCCGTTAAGATCACAGATGTTGATGGGCGACTTCCTCGCAGGAGTGGAAGATGACCCGTGGCAAGTAATACCTACCCTATGGGTAGAGATGGCACAGGAGAGATGGACAGTTGACAAACCGCAAGGCTCCAAGATGGATGCCCTCGGGGTCGATCCGGCACGGGGTGGCAAAGATGACTTTGTCATAACACCGAGGTACGGCAACTGGTTTGGCGAACAGATTGTGCATAGAGGTAAAAACACCCCAGATGGCCCAACAGGCGCGGCGATATGTACTACATATCAGCGCAACGGGGCACCGATCATGCTGGACATCATTGGAGGTGCGGGCGCTTCTATACTCGATCACTTGGTGACCAACGGCATGAATGTCGTTAAGGTCGATGGCAGGAACAAAAGTCATCAACGTGAAATGTCTGGCTCCCTTGGTTTTTTCAATAAGCGGAGCGAGATGTGGTGGAGGATGAGAGAAGCTCTCAATCCGGATAACGACGAGCGTATAGCCTTACCACCTGACAGGGAGTTGAAGGTAGACCTTTGCGCCCCACGGTGGCAGTTGGTTGGGGGAGGGATACAAGTTGAAGGTAAATCAACAGAGTGCAAAGATGGTTTCGGGGATCTTAAAAAACGTCTTGGGCGAAGCCCCGGCAAAGGGGATTCATGCGTCTACGCCTTATTGGAAGGCAAGAGAACGGGCGGGTTTGCTGGAAAAATGCCGTCACGCACCAATTCCCGGTATAACCCGAACAGGAAATGGAGGAAATAAGTAATGGCGAATAAGAAACGAAAGCGAAACAAATTCCCGGCATTGACATACCGTATTGTCGGCAAGACATCGGAAGGTAGAGACATATATGAGAATGAACTAGACGAGGAAGGTAGGCCATCTGTTTCCTCTGAACGCTCGACTACTTTTTGTTTTGGGAAAGGTAATGCCGAGTGTTACAACTACCCGACCATCTTCGGGGGTGTAGAACATACTCCTGACGAAGCCGTAGAGATATTCAAGAAAAATAAGGGTGTAGATCCGGAGACAGGCATAAAAGCGCAGAAGTTTGCCAGTGAAGAAGAGGCTTTAGAAGCGGCGGAGAAACGTTCGCCCGGATTAGGCAATATGAAGGAGAGAAATTTTAAAGACCCGCTGTTTCCGGATCGGTTTGGATTCTAATGACTGATACTGACCTGATTCTCACAGACGATGAGATTAAAAATGGCTGGACAAAAGAGACACTTCGAGCTTATATTATAGGGCGCCAAACGGCACAGGAGCGAACGATCCACACTAAGAAAGTGCGTCTCCCTAACGAACAGAATCATAAATACAATCCACACAACTGGAGGAGGTAGCATGAGTATATTCCCCGGATTCGGTCAACTACCAACAGCCTCGAATCCTGATCTAGCCGCTAATACTGCCGCTTTAAACAAACGGAATGAACAATTTGATTTGAGACAGGTTCAACGAGCGGAGCGCATTGATGTCCGTGATAAACGTCGAGCAGAGGACGTTGCATTTAGAGAAGCACAAGAATTAACACGATTGCAGGAACGTGCTAACCAAGCGCAAAACGAAAACAGGGGCTTTGAAACCTTTAACCGACCGGTCGCAACTTCGCCGGACGCCCCCTCTGGCAGTAAGCACGGTACTCTTAGAAATTCCACATCAGGCGTTAAGCAAAGTACCAGTAACCGCAGATCTCGTCGGGGTTCCAGACGAGTTAGGAGAGGCAGATGAGTAAGAAAGCTAAGAAGGAACGACCCGGCGTTGTTAAAAAGCCGAACATATCACCCGGTGGAACTGTCAAACGACCACAGGCGGGTGCATGAAAACAATAGTTAGTTTCCGTTCATACGGGAACCATCCCCTCGGCTGGATGTTGCACGAGGATTTCAAACACGTCGTTATCGCCGTGGAGGACAGAGGCAACTGGGTCGAGATAGATTACGCCGTTGGTGTGCCTATTGTTAGGATGATCCCCGGAGAAGCAGGTGATTTTGACCTAAAATCGTGGTATCACGAGCAGGGATACATAACGGTCGAGAGGAAGCAAGAGATAAATAAACAGTTTAACTTCAATTTATTTCGTGGTAACATCTTCGTAGCAAATTGTGTCGGGTTAGTCAAAGCCATTTTAGGCTTAAATTCGTGGGCAGTGACCCCATATCAACTTTATAAGAGGATTAGATAATGAGTTTATTCCCCGGATTTGGAGGTGGTGCGCCGTCGCCCCCACCGCCACCCCCACCACCGCCGCCACCGCCGGAGAGAACAGACCCAGCGGTTGAGGCATCAAAAAAAGCGTTAGCGGCGAGTGAAGCAAGACGCCGAGGACGACAAGCATCATTACTAACAGGCCGTGGCAGTAAGGCAGTTGGGGGAGAACTCGACCGACCCAGTGCTGACGGCGACAAACTAGGATAACAACATGACCATTAAATGTATTATACCGGGCGGAGGGTCGCCATCACCGCCTCCACCGCCACCACCACCGCCACCGCCACCGCCACCCCCAGAGCCACCAGAGCCGGAAGGGAAGAAGGATGACAAACTACAGGCGAGCAAGTTAGTTGAGGGCCGACGCGCAGGGCGACGCGGAACATTATCTACTGGTCGAAAAGGCAGTGGCCTTGGCGTAGTTGCCAGAGCAGGAGCTTCTGGAGACGAAACTAAGTTAGGTTAGCTTATGGAACGCAAGTCAGACGAAGATAAAGTCAAGGATCATATCAAACGACAGAAGGATGCCGCGAATCGCCGTTCCCAGTTTGAACAACATTGGGATGATCTGACGAGAGTACTGTTGCCGAGGAGACAAGGATTCACTTCGACAACTATTGACGGTGACCAACGTGTAGAAGATGTATACGATGGCACCCCAATGCAAGCGGCGAGGAGTTTGGCGAATACTGTTGGGGCGATGATTCGCCCCGAGGGGCAGGACGTAGTTGAGATTAAGGCGGAAGACGATAGCCTGAACCAGATTGGAGAAGTCCAAGATTGGACAGGTCGGGCTACCGAGAATCTTAACCAATCTATACGAAACCCCAAGGCCAGATATCGGCAAGCGACCGGAGAGGTCGACCTCGATCTCGTGGTACTAGGGACGGGTATTCTTTTTGTCGGAATGGGGCAAGCACAGAATCACCTCCTGTATCAGAGCGTACATCTCAAGGACGGCTATCCCCTATTTGATGACGAAGGTAATCCGGTGGGGATATACCGGACTAAGAAGATGTTCCTCTGGCAAGCTGAAATGATGTTTGGTAAAGAGAATCTCTCTAAAGAAACGCGGGAGATGATCGAAGAAGGTAGGGGGAAAGACAAGAAAATTGATTTTCTCTATGTTGTAGCCAAGCGTAAAGGGGTGAAGATAGAAAACCCGGTGATGTCCAAGAATTTTCCTTACGAAGAACTCTGGATGGAAACTGCGGCAAAACATATTGTGCGGGAGAAAGGTTACCACGAGTTCCCTTTTGTAATACCGCGTTGGGACACATCCTCGGGAGAAGAATACGGTCGATCCCCGGGTATGATTGCCCTGCCGGACAGTAATACTTTGCAATCTATGGGGGAAACTATATTGGTTGCAGGGCAAAGACTGGCAGATCCACCAATTATGGCACCAAACGATGGCGCTTTTCAAGAAGTCAATACTTTCCCCGGTGGGATGAGCTATTACGACGTTGAAACGGCCTCACAAGTTGGGGGAAATCCTTTTTTCCCTATGATTTCAGGTGCAAATCTCCCGGTCACTAGGGATATGCAAACAGACATCAGAAATCAAGTCGCGGCGGCATTTTTCCGTAACATTTTGAACTTACCGCAAGGTGGGCCTCAAATGACGGCTACAGAGATAAACCAGCGGAAAGAAGAGTTTCTGCGTGAAGTTGGGCCAGTTTTCGGGCGGTTTGAAACAGATTACAACCTTCCACTCGCCGAAAGATCGTTCAAAGTTATGTTCAGGGAAGATGCGTTTGGGGAAGTGCCCGAAGCTCTCGCTGGGCAAAATATCAAGTTTGAATTTGACTTACCAGTGAACAAAATTAAAAAGCAGGTCCAATCTGCCGCCGCGGGCCAATGGGCCGCAGAAGTATTACAGATGGCACAGATAGCACCGGAAGCAAAACATATGGTGAACATCGAAGCATTGGCTCGGTTTAAAGCTGACGCGGCGGCCCTGCCACATGATATCTTGAATACCAGCGACGAAATCCAGCAGAAAGTTCAGGCCGAGAACGCCATGCGTCAACAACAGATGCAGATGCAAGCTATGGAACAAATGGCTGGCGCGGCTGAGAAGGGTTCCAAAGCAATGAAGAACGCAGGGATGATACAAGATCCGGATAAACAATCTGACCAAGGAGTACCAGCGTAATGGCTGAGAAAAAGAAAGAAGAAGAAGAAAAGAAAAAGAAAACTAAACGGAAACGAACCAGACGAAAAGTAGATTACATATATACTGGTCATAGTCGTGATAGAGATAGAAACGCTATGAAACAGTCCCATGAAGCGCAGTTT